TGGGCTACCGCCGTCAAGTACTGAATTATTTTGAATCTGTTTATCGAAGAAACTGTACATCCCTTTAATATCAGATACTCCTACATTTGGGTCATCTATGACGGAGATAAATTTCTTGTTGTCAGTATCCATTACGTATAAAGAACGCTTACCTATCACAGCCCCCATACGGTGGCGAGTACCGTAGATGTCGGAAAGTACGGAATAGTCTTGTAAAGTAGCTCCAGTACCTAACTGGATAGTACCGGCAGTCGACTCTGTTAAAGCCGTAGGATTAATACTCCATAACCCGATACCGTTCTCTTGGGTAACGATAAATCGATCGTTAAATCGGTAAAACCCTGTAATAGCTCCACGCTTACTATCACATTCTCCAAAGTTATTGATACGGAATTGTAGCCAGCTGTCAATAGTTTCGTTTGTCAACTTTGTATCCGAGTACCGAGTAATGACGTCAAAGTCTACAACCTCTTTAAATGTCAAGGGCTTCGAAGGTCTAATAAAGCCGTTCATTTCTCGGTGATACGCGGAGTTATAAGACTCTAGAGAGTCTTTATCGATATCCATAGTACTAAGCTCTGGTTGGGATTTATCGTCTCGGTAAGCTAAATTAAATCTAGATTCTACTGGAAAAGTAACCCACTCATGTGCGGTTACTGTAAGGTCTCCTGGAGAACTTTGAGGGATAGCTGTATTACCTAAACCTTGATCCGCAGAATCATACCATTGTAAGCGGAAAGAGCTAAACAAACTGACGAAAGTATCCCCATTACGCACATTAATAATACTTGTACTACCGCTAGCAATGTCTACATAATCTCCAGCTTCGATGTAAGAATTAGTTTGACGGGCTTCGTAAGTCCATCCTGAGTATCTACTTCGGCTTAAAGGTTTAACGTATTCGGCCATAAGAAAGTAACTCTGCGCCTCTGTTCCAGAGCTTTTTGCTTGCGCCAAAGAATTGTCCCAATGGTTGTTATCATCTACGTACTTAAAGTAGCTGTAATCTGTATAAGGACGAGTGACTAAAGTACGTGCTCCTATAGCTTGCATATCCCTGTAGCTACCTCTACGGTAATAATACCGGTTATTGAAGCGTTGAAAGTACACATCGGTTTCACTTAGTTGGCCGTTTAAACCACCAGCAGCTACTACACTGACGTCTTCTAAATTGTCTGTATCAAAATGACTAGCGCCGGAAGCTAAGAAAACTTCATCCGCCACCATTGAATATCCTTTATGACGCGTAGCTATACCAAAATCAGTGCCCGCAGTAAAACTAGAATCGTGTCCTAAGTAATAATGCTTTTTCCAGTGAGTGGTTCCTGGAGAACCTCCTAAATCACTTGAATGAGGTACTGGAGAAGCTGCTATATATTCATTTGTTGCTGCAAAAATAGACATTAAGGTGTTTAAAGAATCTGCTTTAATTTGTCCAAAATGCCTTAAATACGCAGTTTTGTTTTCTTCTAAACTATCGTCAAAGATTGTTTCCGGACTGTGTAGGTGTAGGTAATCCCCTCGAAGTCCTAACTGGTTTGAATTCCCTTCTTCGCTAGAAAGTGAATGTAATCCCGGATCAGTTACTGGGAGTAAAGTACCTACAGTTGCTAAATTAATACCGTCGATTTGCCTCAACCTAGCATTGAATCCTATGTTGAATCTATTAGAAGGATTACTATAAGCAGTAGACGTAGTGCCACTAAACAGGATTCTAAGAGGCATAACTAAATTGTATCCTTTAAAAGAAGCCGGTTGATTTCCTTCCCCTAAATACATTAAAGGATTTACAACCCCCTGAGATACGACTTCTCTGTCAGTACTGTCTCGTTCCATACGAACGATTTTATACCCAACTGCTCCAGCATCTCGAAGTGCGGCCATATTCTTTAGCGTGAACTTAGGATAAGCCACAACGGGATTACCGCTTTGATAAATGTAACGGTTAAGTGTAACACCGTTAACCGGCTGTAACGTAGGGCATCGGAAGTCTCCTATCCAGTATGCAAATGTTTTTTGGCCATATTTATTCCAGAATACTACGGCAAATCGATATACTTCGCCTCGTTTATAAGATCGGTACACATAGTTTCTAAATTCTTTAGGTTGCTGTGAATCAGCTGTTAAAGGGTCGTCTACCCATTCTAATTTAATGTTAAGACCCTCTGCTCCTAATGTCGTATTGTTATACTGAAACTGGTAGTTTCTTGCAGCTAAAGCATTTGCTCCGGAAGACCAAAAGTTCTGCGCTGCAGTATCATTCCAAGAAACAATGTCATCTAATGAAACCGTTCCTGTAGGACTTTGACGTGTAGGTACGATCGATGGATTAATAGCATCGTGATTTGTCGGAACATTATAGGCAGTGGGAGTAGTAGTTACCCCGTTAGTTTCTTCTTCAACAATCTGGAAAGACCCGTTAACTTTAAAACGCTTCCCATTATCATCAAAAATATTAGTTGTAGTAGTCGATTTTCTGAAAGTGTACGCTCGACAATCGTAACCGCTAAGGTCAAATTCTTGTTCTTGAACGTTCCCCATAAATAATATTCCGTCTTTCGAAGCAATAGTATTCGGGTAAAAAGGTCCGGCACCTAGTTGGTCTAATTCACTAATTGATGAGGTACCTATAGAAGTGCTGCCGTCATCTAGTATAGTAAGCTTATTAGTATTAGCCTCTGCATCATACAGTATAGTAACACCAGGAGTACCAGAACTGTTGGTATACATGATACGATAGACTCTGATATAGTCGTAATTCTGATCTAAGCCATTTATTTCGATTCGGAAAGCGTCTCCGCCTTCTTCATTAACGCTAAGTCCTCGACCATTCTTCGAAACTGGGTAACCTGAGGATAGTGGGGAAATCTTAGTTTGGGCCCCATTAATATTGTAGTAATTATAACAGTATTGGGCTACACCTGCTTCCATATTCCCTCCAGGAATACGCTCTTGAACAAACGGTTGTACAAAAGTTACTTCTGGAGTAGCATCCAGAAATACCGCTAAAGTGTCTAAAGGATTTGTAACTCCGTAATTAAAGTGTCGTAATTGGTTGCGTTTCCCATCTTCCCAGTATAGTTTCTTAACCTTAGTATTCTCGAAGTTGCCTTCAGCTTTGATAGGATTAGAAGTAGAAAAGTTTGCATCTCCGGCCCATAATAAAGTAACCGTCGGGCTGTAGTCGTAGTTGTAATCAATCTTCCAAATACAGTCTACTGCAGCATGTGTGGTAAACACAATAAGTTCGTCGCGTACGCGTGTGGCCCCTATAATAGTAGGAGCACTTAAGTCAGTGTTTAAGAAACCAGGATCAATGATGTCGTTGACATCTCTAGAAAAGCTTTGAGTCGATAAAAGACCGTTAGTGTCAGCGTCTCGTAACTGTACATCGGTGCCGGTCACTAGGAATCGTAGCGTAGGAATAGCTACAAGTTTACTATTTCCACGTTCGTTTTGGATCACAGAGTTCCCAGTACTCTTGTTAAATACTAGAGTAATGTTACGGCCTTGGTAGTAGTACCCCACGCGTTCGCTAGAGGTCTTAGCAAGGTCTTGGTTCATCCCGTTATATGTGGCCCTCGCACGTCTTTCCGGCTGCATTATCTCTGGAATTGGTACTCTCTTTCCGGTGCTTGGAAATTCGAGAAGAAATTATCATGGTGAGACCTTTTCTTAATGAAACGTGTCATTTCATTTGTAGAAGCCTCCAATTGATCTTTTGTAGGATGGGCGCGTACCCAGTTAGCTGCTTGACGAATATATTTCACACGTAGGTTATCCATACGGTCTAAAAAGTTGTCGTCTATTTTATTCACACTTCGAAGTCCAAGACAGATGTGGAAGGCCAGCTCGTACGTACATGCTAGAATCCACGCATCAGCGTCTGGTAGCATTGGGAACCCATCTTCGTCTGTAGGAATAGCCCGATAAGCCATAACTACACATCCTTCTTCTTGGTTGGTAAATATAGTACCATTCTGTATCTGGTAAGTAATACTACAAGATGGGTCAAAATCAAAGTCACAGCAATGAAATCGCATATGCATAGAATCATGAGAGTACCTCATAGGATACAATTGCACACTATTAGTATTCGAATACTCTACAATCATTTTAGAATTAAACGACCAGTCGTAATCTGTATCTTCATCAACAACTACTTCATTTTCGGTAAAGACGACAGAAGGAACATTACCTAAGGTAGTCCCGTTTGTGGTCCCCATCCATGCACATTGGATAATACCTTCCATATCACACGGTATAAAACCACGGCCCTGTTCGATAGAGATCTTTTCAACCTTATCTTCTAAAGCGTAAGGTACCTTTAAACGACGCATGAGCCCACCGATAATCTCGATCGCATCCGCATGGACAAGTTCGAAATCCATCTTAAGGATCATGTGAAGACGTTCTAGTACTGACTTATATGATATGAATTGTCCGTTATCCATTTTAGAGGTTTTTACCCAACATCTCTTTTAATATAGCTGCTGTAGAAGCATCTGACAGTGGGTTCACTGCGGATACGTAGCATTTCTTTGTTTGTGATTTTTCTTGTTCTTCCCAGTCTTGTTGAGGTTTCCATTTACGCTCAGACACGATATACATCATAGCTGACCCATCACTGAGAGGCAATTCCACGACTTCAGTTTGTTTTTTAAAGCCTTCTTCCGCGGGCCCTTCTTGTGACCAAGATTTGTAGTCATTTGTTTCTAAATACATTACACTTTTGTTTTTTCGTAGAAATCAGCGCCGTTATCTACAGCACGCTTGATCCAACGAGAGTTATCTCTTGTAGGGACAAACATGTAACCACTCTTCCCTCGAAGAGGGATACTGTATTTATCCCAGTGAAATCGCATCTTATACCCATCGGTATGTAGATTCGATAAAAATCGGAGCTCCTTATTAGGGATCTCTTTAATTTCTGCCCTAGTTTTTTTAGGGTATTGTTCTTCCCACAACTTCCAGCATGCCTGATAATCAAGTGGCAAACGTTCTTTCATGAGTTTACCCTCTTCGTTGATTAACCTAGGACGATACTTCATCACACTAAGATAACCCGCGCCGGGTAAATGTAATCTAACAGCTTGTTCGACTGCTAAGCCTATCATTCCTTGATTAAGGTCTGACAACAAGTTGTATAATTCGCCACGACTTATTTTAACTTCTGGATAAAGTTCCTGAAGCAAAGCGTGGATGTCTTTGTTCCCATAGTCCGCGTTATATTTACCTGGACCTTCTGGCATTATTGACGCTGTTCGTCTGAGGCATCATTCTCAGTGTCTTGCGGTACTGAAAGTTTTTTAAGCACAGTCTGAACAACGATAGGCTTTACGTGCACTGCCCACATCCAGCGAGCTAATGGATAAGGCGAATCGACTGTCCAACAAGGCTTCTCTGGATCGCAACTTTCGTAATTCGCTATTTCAAACGGGTCTTCCCACATCCCTCGTACGTTAATGTACTCGACAAAGTCGACATCATCTCGGTGGGATAAGAGATAAATACGATCGTTGAGGTAAACACTATACACGGCGCTTTTATTAAACTTACCGTGTCCGAACCATGGTACCCGATCATAAGGAATCATATTGTATTCCTTGTGAAATTTGTTTGTAGGCCCTACTCGAGTAATACCATCGGTGTAATATAACTCGATCGGTCTTGGAAGAGTAAGTTTTGTTCGCACAGCCTTACAATTCGAATCTACCGGACAACACTCTGCAGGATCTGCGAGCTCCATCTCGAGACAATTAAGGTCTTGTACAAGTGCTTGATGAATATTACGAGTCTTATTGTACTCATTTCTGAGCCATAAGGCACGTTGATTACCTATTAAGTCATAGATATATCGGATATCTACCTCTGTATCATCAGAGGTAATACCTACTTCTTCGTACACTTGGTTTGCTAAATCTCGGATAGAATCGGCCATACTACAAAACTACGAATTAAATGGGTAATCACCACCCATAACTATGTTATTCCTATCTAATATTACGTCGTAAGATAACCCAGGTACCGATTTTTCAAAGTTCATCATTGAGTAATCAGAATCTCCAGCAAGACTTAATACGCCGCGGTAGCTGAATTTACTTGTTAAGTCTGCAGCAGCTGTGTGTAAATCGCCCTTAACTAAGCGTATAGATTTACCGGAAACGCCAAAGTGTGCAATGTACTCTTTAAGCTTGCCAGATATTTTATCGTCTAAGTGAAGTGGCCAGCCTCTTTTCATAAACTGGTCGTCTTTACCATGGGTAAGAAGATACTGATGCTCCATAACCTCCATAGGTTGAATGAAGGATCTTGAGATAGTTGTACTAATGTCCGGGAACACTCTTAAAAGATATTCACGTAACGTGTTAAAAGCCATGTAGCTAAAACCTAATCCAGAATGATTAGAGTTCGCCATGCACATTATCTCAATGTCTACATCAAGATAACTAGTAGCAATCTCTGTCACAAATTCTGACTTAGCTTTGACCCACACATCATACTGCTCCTCATTAGTGAGGTTTTGTGGTAGCGGATGAGTCTGCCGGGTTGTAGTCCCATTGTAACCATCAAGCTCGTCTCCTAACTGACAGATCACAATTTTGTCAAAGTTATGCGTAGCCATCAAAATATGTACTAACTCAGCAGCTTCCTTCATACGACTTCGAAAAATGTTTTCGTTGTATTGAACGCCGTACATGTTATTGTCCATAATACGCAGCCCTACGTGCTCGTCCGAGAAGAAAAGTACTAAGGCTTTGTCGTATGTAGAGACTGGCTTACGCTTGGGCCCGGAAGATAGTGAATCAAAGTAAGGTATAAGTTCTTCAAACTTAGCCTCCCAGTCAACGGCTATAGCATCGTTTGCCTCTTTAAGGACAACGTTGAAGGTCTCGAATCCAGGTATATGCGATATATATTTTGCGCTTTGTACTTTAGAAAAATCGATGCCTTTTTCCTCACAGAAACGTTGAAGAGCTTTCTGATCTACCGGTCTGTCATAATTCTCCGTAGACGAAATATTATCAGTGCTAAACTCTTCGACGTCTGCTTTTTGAAGTATTCGCTTGATGTAAGTCCGAAGAGTGTTGATGTTCCCTTTGGAAATAGAATGTTCTGGTTTATAGGTAATGGTATTATCCTCGAGTAACTGACGTGCAGCTTTCGAGTAAGAAGTAGCTGGATCTTCACGATAGATGGCAAAAATAGCCTCTTCGATGTAGCTCCATTGGCTCCAAGAATTCATACTAATAAGGATTTATTGAATGTCGTCCTTAATATTGCTTTTCCTATCTTTCTTCTTAAGGAAAGTCATATCAACATTCTGAGTTACAGTACCCGCAACCTTTTCGATACTACGTCCTGCGACGTAGCCTCCTATACCGATCTTAAGAAGATCCCAAAACTCTGCTGGAATTGCGTTTAACTTAACATCGTAAAATACGGCTATCACACAGATTGCTCCGAATGTTAGCATTATAATAGGTCTCCAAGAACGTTGGAGGAAGTTACCGGACATTTCAGTTTTAAGAACATCCGCTTGGGCCTGGGCCAAAGAGGTAAGGTTACCTAAAACAATTTGAGTAAGTTCGTTTTTCTTGCTGGCCTTTTCATCATCAGAGACGTGTAGGTCATCAATAGTTTTACTGACGGGCTTTAGAATGGCGTCAGCTGTAGCTTTTATCTTGTCAAAGATGTTAGTCATAGTGGAAAGGTTCTATCTAAATCGTGATAACGGATCTGTACAGACTCGTTGTTTAGCAAAGCTTCACTGACTTTAGGATACAAGTCTTCATAAGCTGCTCTACTGGCGCCAACAAATCCTTTAGTGTCTTTATTATCATTCGAAGTATCGCCTACTAGAAGGCACCCAGCGGTGTGCCCTTCGTGGTTACCGGCATGGATTAAGATGTACTCAAAACCTGGTACGTCGCGTACCCACAGCATGCCTTTATGGAAATCCCCATAACGAGCTTTATACCTAGCATCAAAGCCCCCTTCGTTTCTGAAAGTGACTTGGTAGGCCCCAGAAGGGATTCGAGTTTCTCCTCTTACTTTAACGTCTCGGTGTTCATCTTCGAGAGTGTAGCATTCAAATTTTTCGTCAACGAAAAGAAGTCCTAAAGTGGAGTTTCCGTTGTCAGAATATCGCAGTACGTCTAGCTTCATGATTGACAAATGTAAGTAATTCCTGCTTAAGCGTTAAAAACAGGTTTAGGTTTTTGACTTTTGGTTACTTCTTTAATTACCCTAATAGTATAACTATCAAGCTGTTTGAGTGGTTTTTTAGTTACCTCTTCAAACTGTTTTTTGATCTCACTCATTTTATTGCTGGTTTTCTTTTGGGCCATTGCCATCCAGTTTATTCAGAATGTGTGAGAACATGCTTTTTAATACAGTAACATCTTCTTTGAAGATAACATACTCTGCCATATTAGTTGCTTGATTCCTTTCAAGGTCGAGCATACGATCCGTGAGTTCCTTAAATTTACTTAGCATCTCTTGTTTGATACTGTTACGTTCTTTTTCAGCAGTTTTTTGTAAGCTTTCAACTACCGCTATTCCTTTAGATTGCTCAAGATCTATGATAGTAATTCCGGAATCTACTACTGGGGCTATAGACGAAGTCGTTTTCGAATTTGATTCTATTTTACGATTCCCAATAACTCCAAAATACCACAATAAAGTTAAAAACGCTGCTACTACGACAATAACCCCGTAAGGCCCATACGTAGCTAAAAGCTCAGAGAATGTAGGTATAGGGGCTTTGCCTTGAAGGATTGTAGTTAATAACATACTATGTAATTTCATTAATTTCTAAATACTCCATCTTGCCGCTAAACCTTACGTTGTTACTACTTGTGCTATCTACACGTAGTTTAAAGTCTGTTCCTTGTTGCAAGGCAATACCCCCAAGTTCAGCATCAACAACACTACCGCCAGCACTCGATAAATCATACACTCTAATGGTGTTAAACACCCCGCCTTTAGGTCTTGTTCTGAGGCTTACAACTCCCGAAGCTGAACCACCACCACTAATGGACATTTGACAAAGAACTGATTCTATTAGGGTAATAGTATTTTTAGGGACGGTATCACAACAGCTTAAAGTTTGGTTACCCCCCTCTGGCATGACGCAAAAGATGTTTGCTGTAGTTGTGGCTTGTCGAATTGTTATTTCTCCTACATTGTTTTCAGTGCTTCCCGCTAGTAATACACTAGCCCTAGAGCATCTATAAGCATCTACCGTAGTGCTTACAGTGCTTGTTCCGTTAAGTATTACGAATTTACTTGTCTGCGACTCGTAATCACTGTTTAGTATTCTACGAATAACAACTACACCAGAACCCGTAGATGTAGCCCTAGCCACCCTGTAAGAGTTTCCTAATATATTATCGTATCTACCCGTAGCAGAGTCTATCATGGTGAAGATAGTTAGCTGCGTCTCACTAGGAATAGCAGTAACATACCCGTAGGTTCCCCTAGTGTCATTTAAAACTATATCACCAACAACCACACTATCTGAGATAAATGTAGCACCTGAGTCTATAATATTATTTGTGTCTGTAGTAGTTACCGTTCCTGAAGAAATTAACGAGCCAACATCCGCAATGCTAGAACTAGCAGTACTTAAATTTTCATTAGCCGTAGCATTAAAGCCCGTATAACTATAAAGCCCTAAAGTATTTCTACCACCTCCCCAAATATCAGCGGGGGTTCCTGTGTCTACCTCTGGATTTCTTCCGAATTTAGTATTTTGATTGTAGTTACTTACCGCTCCTAAAGCAACCTCTTTTGAGAAGTCACCAGTTATGACAGCGCCAGCGCTATTTTCTAATTTGACCTCTGGTTCAACCCTTGCGACTACCTCTATAAAAGCACTTGTCTGAGCCAAAGAACCATTAGTGTAAGTCAACCTAACGCCATCTAACTTTGGTCTTATGTGCCAAATTGTAAATCCAATTCTTACATCAGAAGACTTAAATTCTCTGTATTCAGTAGCTTGAACTACAACTGGGTCGGCTTGGGTATCTCCTGTAAATTCTATCTTTAGTCCTTTTACAGCACTAGGAACGTCAGCTTTAACAAAAATTTCTAAAGTTGCATATCCGTCTGTATCGAACCAACTTGAGGTATAAGTTGCACCTGCGGCTAAGTTAACTGCCGTGGCAAATAAACTACCATCCGCTCTGTTGACCGCAAAATCACCATCTGGCTGTGTGCCTCCGCTACCTCCCCCTGCTGTTATACCTGTACCGCTCATAACTATGCTGCTTTACCTTTTATT